CTCATATGGAAAAAATAGCAGTAGGTCACAAATCGTTTTCACAATTTTCCACGTGGATAAGATGCGGTAAGGCTTATCAGTTGGAAAAAATATTAGAAGCACCACAATCTCCAGCGTGGTGGTTCGTGGGTGGATCAGCGTTCCACTCAGCAGCAGAGAAGTATCTGCTTGCCGAATTTGAAAAAAAGAATGGCTAAGGATATTGCTTATGTCAAACCTAATGAAGGTGGAGAAGGGGACTACAGGGCGCTTGGTCCGATCAGAGTCTGTCCGTGTGGATCTGAAGTATGGAACGTCAAATGTAAGTTTGACGATGACGGAGCAATTGGTATTTACTTCTTGGATATGCGATGTATGCTCTGCGACTCACTCGCCGTCGCACCTTATGAAGGGAATCTAACGTGAGATTAAGAATACGTAATCCGTTTTATTATACAGATATAAAAACTGATACTTTAGTACAGATTGTTTGTTTCCATTGTGGTCATAAATACTATGTTACATATGGAAATATTAGAGTATCTAACTATTGTACGAGTTGTAAATGAGCGCACGCAAATCTAAGATAATGGGGCAAGATGCTTTTCGCACAGCCTTTGTTGAGTCTGAAATGATTATGCGACTTGCCCTAGGCAAGATGATTCAGACAGAGATAGATAGAGAAACAAATGCTGATATAATTAAAGGACTACAAACTGCAAAAAAAATAGTGGCGGGAGAAGTCCAATGAATTTAGAAGAGATATGGGATCAATCATTCTTAGAAGCAATAGCCGAGACAGAGGCTAAGTCAAAGACTAATCCAACTGATTGGCGTCGTGGTGGCAGAGTATCTATTGCTAATCCTGACAAAGAGAACAAGGCTTGGTGGGATGTCAATGGAAAGAAAATGTTTCTTGATTTTATTACTGCTTGGAAAGACTCACAACTAACCATATGGGAATCACCTCAGGGTGTTTCAGGAATTGAGATAGAACTTAACTCAAACTTTGGTGATGTTTTAGTTAAGGCATACGCCGATCTAATAGCAGTTACTGCTGGTGGTGAACTAGTAGTGGTTGACTTCAAGACAGGGGCTTATACGCCCGACTCAGCCCTTCAATTGGGCATTTACGCTTGTGCTATGGAGATGAAGTTTGGCACAAGACCAACTAGAGGTTACTATTATTCTTCCCGTAAGGCTACTTTCTTAGAGGCTGAAGGGTTACATCGCTGGACTATCCCATTACTTACTGAACTGTTTGCTCAGTTCAATCGTGGTGTGGAGAATCAAATATTTCTACCTAATATAGGTATGGCTTGCTCTACTTGTGGCGTGAAGGATTACTGCTACGCTACTGGTGGGGAACTAGCACAACTTTACGACCCACTAGCAACAATAAAATAAGGAGAAACAAATGGCTGGAGAACAAGGAACCAAGTTCCAAATCAATTACAAGTTACCTGACGGTACCTTAGTAAACATATATGCAAACTCAGCGACAGAACTTGAAGGTAGCCTAACTACTATTCAAGATACTGTTTCATTAATTGCTTCTACAGCAGGAGCGTTAACAAATTCTGTTGTTCGTGTAGCACCAACACAATCTTCAGCAGCAGTTGCATATGCTAAGACTGCATTAGGTGCAGTTCCAGTTGGTGCAACAAGTGCTAACTCTTGTAAACACGGTGATTTAGTTTGGCGTGAGTCAAAGCCAGGCGCACCAAAGGCTTGGAAGGGTTGGTTCTGTCCTTCTCCAAAGGGTACTGCCGATCAGTGCGAACCTAAGTTCGTTCGCTAATATCTAATGCTGTCCTTAACTCAAGCGGCAGCGAAAAGCACAAATGATTACGCACTACTGCCTGACCTATTCCCAACCTTACAACAGGAAGGGATTAGGTTCAGACGGGGGCAATTGACTATGATTGCTGGCGCACCTAACGCAGGTAAATCTTTATTAGCGTTATGGATGGCGGTGCAAATGAAGGTGCCAACGCTGTACATATCAGCAGACACTGATGGCTATACAACTGCCATTAGAGCAGCGTCAATGATTACTGGCAATAAGGTAACGACTGTTGAAGAAGCCTTTGCCAATGGCGCAGGTCAAGAATTTTATACTCAAGAATTGCAAAGCATTAATCATTTACAGTTTGATTTTTCTCCAAGCCCTACATTAGATGAGATTGATTTAGCAATCAGAGCATACGCAGAATCATATGGGCAATATCCTCATATGATTATTGTAGATAATGCTATGAACGTAGTATCTATGCACGAAAATGAATGGTCAGGACTACGTGAGATAGCCAAGGCTATGCACCATATTGCTCGTGAGACTGAAGCAGGAGTGATTTTACTTCACCATACATCTGAAGCAGAAGGTAAGCCTGACTTACCACCTAGCCGTAAATCTATTCAAGGCAAGATTAGTCAGTTGCCTGAAATGATTTTAACTGTGGCATTAGTACCTGATACTGGTGAGTTTAGAATTGCTTGTGTAAAGAATCGCTTTGCTAAGAACTCTGCAACTGGAGAACGCTTTGTTACATTGTGGACCGACGCGTCTCGTATGTTGATACATAATGAGCGAACTTCTGATATCATTGTGGCTCACACCAGCACAACAAACCATAACTATGTGCGGGATTGGACACAGAGGTATGATTAACGAAGATTTAGATGTAGAGATTAGAGTGAAGGAGTTGCTTCACGCTGAACTCAAGATTGAAATAAATAAGCATATAGAAAAGATTGAAGCAGCAAAGATTAAAGCCACAGATGAATGGGGCGATGGTCTTAATATGGGTATGGAATGGGCAATCCGAATCCTTAGAGGGGATAAGAGTGTTACATAGTGATAGTCCAATTAAGCCAAGACGAAGTTAGGGTTTGTTCAAACCTAGCAGTAGAGCGTTGGCTTGCTAAGTTTAACTCAAAAGATAAACCTAACTATGCCGCAGGTAAGTTAACAGGTAGATTAGAACACGAACTACTTGCCAACGTTAGGGCAAACATATCTGAGTGGGCAGTTGCTAAACACTATAATTTGAGTTGGTCTGTGCCTTGGTATCCAAATGAATTACACCCAAAGCGTAAAGATATTGGTGATGTTGGGACTTATCACGAGGTAAGAACTGTGCGTACTCAAACCGCTATTCCTTTTTGGGATAAAGATTCAAATAAATATATATTTGGCACGAAAATAATTGATGAGGAATACTACTCTCAAGTAGAAGTCTATGGTAGTTTTAAAGCAAATGAATTTATGTCAGATAACTATAGAGATGAGAGTATCAATGGGTGGCGTGTGCCAGTTGAGGAAATAGTTTATGTCTAGTTACGGTAAGCGTAAAGGCGCAGCCTTTGAAACAGGTATTCTTAAATGGCTTAGGTCAAAAGGATTATTAGCAGAGCGTTTATCTAAGGCTGGTGCTAATGATGAAGGCGACATAGTTTGTTTTGTGGCTGGCAAACCTATGATCTTTGAATTAAAAGCAAGAGTTAAACTAGATTTACCACAGTTTTGGCGCGAGGCTACAGTTGAGGCAGGTAATTATGCTAAGGCTCGTGGCTTAGAGCAAGCACCACCTGCTTATGTAATAGTAAAACGTGCTAGTTCAGGACTAGATCAGGCTTGGGTAATCCAAACCCTAGATCAATGGGTGAATAACAATAAAGAGTAAGCCTGACTTATCTGCAATCCTTACCCATTACGGTATGGATGTGCAAGATAGGCACGGTTGGGTTCCTTGTAGGTGTGTAATACACGACGATGCTCACGCATCAGCCGCGTATAACTTAGACTTACAGGTGTACAATTGTTTGGTATGTAACGTAGTTGGTGATGTGTACGAGTTAGTCAAAGCGAAAGAAAACTTAAAGGGGTTTGATAATGTTAAACGAAAAGCAGCGCAACTTGCTAACGGACGCAGCGCAAAGATACTCCAACTCACGCAACGAGGCGACAGCCTCTTACCTACTGGCTCGCGGCATAAGCAAGACAGTCGCAGATACGTACCTGCTTGGAAGCGTCGCTGATCCTGCAAGCGGACACGAGCAAGCAGTTGGTATGTTATCCATTCCTTATATGACACCATCAGGTGTAGTTGGTATGAAGTTTAGGAGATTAGATGATGGAAACCCTAAGTACCTTTGGCCTACAGGTCAAAAGGTTGGGCTATTTAATGTTAATGATTTGCATAAGCATAGCGACACTATTGCCATTTGTGAAGGAGAGATTGATACGATTATTCTTTCGGGCGTTGTTGGAATACCGTCAGTTGGAGTTGCTGGTGTATCCCAATGGAAGCCGTGGTTCAAAAACTTATTTGAACCTTACTTGCGTGTCCTCATTTTTGCGGACAATGATGTTAAAGAAGATGGCCGTAATCCTGGGCAAGAACTTGCGAAAAGAATTAAAGAAGAGTTAGATAAAGCAACAGTAGTCCACCTACCTGACAACACTGATGTTAATGAAGTGTTATTAAAGTATGGATCTGATTGGTTTAATGAACGAGTTGCTGCATAATGAGTACCGTTGTTGGCATCCAAGGTGATGGCTGGTGTGTATTAGGTGCTGATTCTCAGGTATCTGAGGGTGGTCGTGCCTACTCAACTACCAAAGGTTTGGGTAAAATTATGAAGCGTGGCCCATATTATGTGGCTACTGTGGGCGATTTTAGACCAACAAACATTCTTGCTTTTAACTTTAATTTTCCTAAGCCACCACCATTTACATCTACCTATAAGTTAGATAAGTTTATTGGTTCAAGATTTATACCTGCATTACAGCAGTGTTATGCTGATAATGCTTACGTTCCTAAAGATGGAGATAGTGGAACAGATATATTAGTTGCAGTGTATGGCAATCTATATGCCATTAGTTATGATTACTCTTGGACTAAAGATCGGCGTGGCTACTACGCATTAGGTTCAGGTGGGGACTATGCTTTGGGTGCTATGGCTACTTACGCATTACCCAAATCTATAGCAACCGCAACGTTAGTAATAAGAACAGCCTTATCCATAGCCTGTCAATATGATACTGAAAGCGGTGAGCCATTACTGATATACAGCCAGTCGGAGTAATGAAAGAGCAGGAACTCTTTGCGTATTTGAAAGAGAATTACTGGTCTGATCTTGAAAGATCTAAAGGACAGTTTGATTCTTTTGATTGTGAGTCATATGAGTATGAGGTATATGTTGAACTTAAATCTCGCAAGACACATTATGATGAATTGTTAATTGAATCTACAAAGTATCATCACTTACTAGATACTGCTAGTGCTAAAGGCGCAGTGCCTTGGTATATAAACTCAACACCTGATGGTGTTTATGGCTTTGACTTATCTGATGTTGATGAACCTAAATGGTTTCATAAATGGTTACCTAACACAACTGAGTTTAACGATAAAGGTCACAGAAATAAATTAGTGGGATATTTTCACGTCAAGTATGCCTATAACTTCTAAGTCGCCGACCTATATCAATGGACCTTTTGATGGTGGCCTTGTGCCAATGCCTTACTGGTTTTTGGATGAAGTTAAGTTGCCAACAGATGTCGGATTTGATACCATTTCATACGCTTTGTACCAATTAGATGAACACACGCATAACTTTATTTATATAGAATCCAAGACAATCGGAAAAGAGGAAGCGAATGAACAATGAATCAGGAAGAACTAGAGATGGCCTTGAGATTATTAACAAGTGTGGGGTTGAAAATTGTGCGTGTAAATTACAAGACGGGGGAGATCACAGTATCTCTACCACCAACTCGCAATTCATAACAGATATGTGGCAGGTGTTAGATAGTGCAGGTAATTTATTATTAAGTAAGCATAAAGATTATGGTCCAACAAATATATCTCGCTCTCCTGGCGGTCCGCTTAATGGTTTGCGTGTGCGTATGCACGACAAGACAGCACGTATCAATCACTTAATAGATAGTGGTGCTACACCTGAGAATGAATCGTTGCGTGATTCTTTTCTTGATTTACTTAATTACAGTGCAATAGCACTAATGGTTATTGATGGTAATTGGCCTGAATCTTAATGGATAATTGGCTTGATGAAGCCACCGATATTGCCACTCAGATAGCAAGACAGGTGCATAAGAAGTATCAACCTTACTTTGATGTGTCTGACCTGCGCCAAGAGTTGCTTGTGTGGTGTATCAAGCGTGAAGATAAAGTTAAGATGTGGTTAGATCCAACAAAGAATAAAGAAGAACGCGAACGCGGTGTTAGGTATCTTGGTAAAACTTTAAGTCGCCACGCTGATAGATATTGCAGAAGGCGTAAGGCACAATCATTAGGTTATGAGTTAAGAGATGAAGTTTACTACACGCCAGCAATCCTTACTGAAGTATTGCCTTATGTGTGGGGTGAGATAGCAGAGGCTAAAGATACTTCTAAGCCAAAAGTTTCAGGTGGTGGTAACCCTGCTGAGGGTGGCAACTATATTGTTAGCGTGATAGATATTAAAAGAGGGTTAGAAAAGATTGATGTTCAAGATCGTATGGTGCTTGAACTTAGATTCTTTGAGAACCTTACGCTATCGCAGATAGCAACTACCTTACAGGTATCTGATTCAACTGCTGATCGTAAGGTGCGTGGCGCACTTCGTAGGTTGTGTTATAAACTAGGTGGAGATAACCCTTGGGAGAGATACTCTCGTGGAGATTAAGCATAGTAAGTTGTGTAGAACAGAGATCAGACCAGTGGTAGATCATTCTTACTATGAATTATATTGGGTATGCGTAAAGAATTGTAAGGTGGACAATGCCAAGTTATGAGTTTAGTTGTGATGCTTGTGGAACATATAAGATATTAGAAGCGTCGGTCTTTGCTGACCTACCCGCCCCTAATTGTGATACTTGCTCAGAATCTATGCGTCGTATATTCTCTGCCCCACCAGTAAGGTTTTTAAGCAGTGGGTTTTACTCCACTGATAATCCACGACGATAGGTTTGTGTGTAGCGGGGAAGACACACAAAGCAAGAACCCCCCACTGACTAGGTGGGGGGTTCTTTGTTGCTACAACCTCTGAAGGGTGAGGGAGCAACGCTTTGATCTACTAAGTCTTGGTTGGTAAGTACTCTCTAAGAACTCCAACCCGACGGAAGATATAGCAGATCAATCAGATATAATCTTATCAGGATTTCTCAATAGTGCAATTCGGGCATAAGAGTTTGTGTCATAAGCGTTGATACGCTTGCTGTAATCTTTTAATGCTTGTGCTTTGGTGGTGTATGGTCCAACTGCTTGGACTAGATTGAACAAGGTAGGGTGAACAGCAAAGATTACATACTGTTCCCTATCCGCCAAACAATCCTCTACTAATTTCCATACCCATTTGGCTAATTGTTCTACGTCATCTGCCTCACCTTCAAGTAAGGCTATGAGTTTGCGTAACTCTGTTGGTTTAGCACTCATCAGTAGTGGTGTGGGCTTGAGTTAAGCCAGTATCGGTAGGCGTTACAAGGTGTGTGGTGTCGCTTAAAAATATATCTAAGACCCTTGAGGATTTGTATTGAAGGATCGTCGCTTGTTTCTCCAAGTCGTTGAGCAATTCCGTAAGCAGTTGATCCTCGCTGGTTCTTTGCAAGGTGGTCAAACCTGCTCTCACTGGTCCAAAGGGTGTTGAGGCAGAGCCACTCGGCATCTTGCCACCCCCAACCAGCGTAAGCGTAGGCTTCGGCCAGTTGTCTGTTGTTTTCTTTTTCATTTTGTGTCGCTTTCGTTTGTTTGACGCTTATGTTCGGCTCTACTATCCCCTTGATTGGGTTTAGGATAGCCTTTAACGGGCTTATATTCCAGCATACGGCTGAAAGTATAAGCACTCCTATACTTAATACTGTTACGCACTTTGTTCGTCTTGATATATTCCGTGCCATAAATCTCCACTCACCTCTCTTGGCTTGATGTAATGACGGGGAACTCCGTGTTCATCTGCCAGTTTGCGGTATGTATGTTGGTAATAGGTTGTGTTTTGTTTGATTTCACGGGACATCTTGCCTATTGCTTCTCGCCTTTCATAAGGTAGCGTGCCACCAAATATGCCATAGTTAATTGTATCAATGGAAGTAAAAGAATTATCCAAACACGCTTGTCTAATAGGACAACTTGCGCAGATCTGTAATCCTTTAACTGTATTCATAGCCAATTCCATTTTCCTGTCCTCGCTACTGTTGCGTTCTGTTTCAGGAAAAAAATATATTGGGTCTTGGTTTATACAATTAGCGTTGGTGGTATCAAACCTCACTCAGTTTCCCATTTGTGTAATAGGTCGGCTAGGTAAACCCCTGCTATACCTGCCCCAATAGCGATAACAATAATCACTGCTGAAATCCCTTTACTATTGCTATTGCTGCGTCTAATCCAGCACTATCACGGCTAGTTTTTTGCCGTTCTGTTAGCGCATTAATAACTTCGGCTAATATCTCATTACTAGCGTGGCTATATCCTGTTTCATAACTGTCGGCTAGGGCTTTGCCCACGCTCTCGGTTAGTTTGTCTAACTGTTCTTGCGCTGTCATTACATTACCCCTTCCTTAATAATTGCGTTTGTGTATTGGTTAATAACTGCTTTACATCTGTTGCAGTAGTAATAGGTTGTGTCCCATTTGTCATCAGGGCTACCGCCTTCGTCGTGTTGTGGGTTTCCTAATTGGTCGCAAGCATAGAACCCTTCATAGTCAGGTTGATTACCACAACTACACTCCCACCAATCGCCTTCTATATTAGATTTTATTTGTCGGTATAAAGTAATTTCTTTAATCATTTTTTTCCCCTTCTATTATCCTTTCCAATCTAGAAAGGATTATTTTGCGTTCATTGGTAAGTTTAATTAATTTATTTGCTGCATCGGCCAGGCTTTCCAATAATACCTGGCCAGTTAAATCGTCGTCATTCACTATACGTTTTCCCTTCATTTAGTCGTTTTTCTACTTCATCACACCAGGATAGTGTGAACTTTATTTCATCGGCTAGGCTTTCCATCGCAGATTTTTTAAGATCGTTGATGGTCGGCTCGGCTTTGCTTGTGTTGGTCATTTACTCGCCCATTGGATAGATCCAGTCAATAGCCCATTAATATGAGATAGCGTTTCTTTAACGCCGCGAATATATTCATCACTCTGGCCGCTCCATCCATCCTTATCTATCTCGGCCATAAAGTTAAGTACATATGCGTTAGCCTTCTCTGCACTTATAGACATTATTTAACTCCCATCGGTTGATTATTGCGTGCTGGTATATGTTGGCTTAAATGGTAAACGATATTCTGGCCGTAAATATATGGACCGTATATCGTGCCATAATCGCTGGCTAGGACCGCCGCTTTATATTGTGTCTGCAGCCCGAATACCTGGCCGCTGGTGTCCTGGTTACGATCTAATACCTGCTGGCCTTCATAAGATAAGGCCTGCACGTATTCATCGGATAGGTCACGATTATAAAAGACAAAATCGGACCCGTAACGTACTTCCCTAGGCACTGGATCGCCATCAAAATAAACCAGGCTAGTGTGATATTCCTTTAGGTCATTCATTCCGTCAAACGTTGCGCCTTCGTAACGCTCGGCTAGGCTTTCCACTTGATCCTTAAACGGACCGTCGGTCCAGGATACGTTAATGGATGCGCCGCCAGAATAAACGCTAGATCGTACGCTGAACTTTACGCCTGGGAATTGCGCCTTAAGCGCAGCACGCATAAGTTTAGCGGTATCAGCGCAGTTTATATATTGTCTGCTCATTTATTACCCTTCATTAATCCAGATTCCTAGTCGGATGCTGGCCTACCCGCAAGGATATTGCTACCCTTGCGGCTAAGTCAAGATCCGCCGCGTACTACTTAACCCGCATTGGCATAAGTAGCGCGGTCCAGTTAATAGAATCGTGCAAAATCTCAACGATCACGGGCTTATTATCTCCCTGGAATCGCAGTTTTAATTGGTGAGACTTTACCGCTGGTACCTTAGCAAAATCGGCCAAAAACTTACCGTTTATGCTTATCTCACTAGTGGCCACTGGCTCGGTGTTGATTATCTTCTCAACCGATGGGAATTGACCATCGGCTAGGCTAACCTTTAGAGTACTACCCAATAAACCTACGGTTAAGTAAGTGTCAGCGACGTTTAATTCTACTGGTAGATTACTGGTGTTTTTTAAATTAGACTTAAGCAGATCGGTAATTTTTTTAATCTGGTCCAGTGGGATTAATGATTCTGGCAGATCGCCAGAATAATCCACGCTACCGATAATTAATCGGTAACGGTCCGTCGCCTTAACGTATAATTTACCATCGGCGGCGGATAAGTGTACGCCATTAATGGATGATCTGGAATTATCCTTATCAGCCATAATTGCAGCGCCAGTTAATAGATCGTATAGATCGTTAACCGTAACGTCTATTTTCTCCAGTGTTGCAGTAGTCATTTATTTAGATCCCTTCATAAGATCCTGGCAAGGTACCAGGCCTAGACTTAAGGATACCCCTACCCTTAAGCCTAAGTCCATCACCTAACGCAATTAATACTGGATCCGATGCAATATCCGCCATCGGTCCACCAGATACTATTAACGATTAGATACGCCGCGATAAGCGCAACGGTCCAGAATAGGCAGCGGACCAGTAGCCTGGTCCGATAATAGGCAGCGGATCGCATCTGCTTAACCTAAACTGGCGGCTAGTTTGCCGCCGCTCATCGCGTTAAGTGTCTGCAACCTATTAAGGCAGACTTAGCGCAATTTATTGTGCAGTATCCTTCACTTAATCTGGCCAGGCGGCCAGTAAAGTGAATCGGTTTAAAGTCTGCAGATACCGCAGCAGCGGATCCGCAATTAGGGCAGATATAATTGCTAGTCATTGCATCCCTTCATTCTCCTAGGTAGTCATTAATCCTAGGCCACTGGCCAGGGTATCGGATCCCTGGCCAATAGTCCAGTATTAAGCGTCCTGGTGTTGCTTAAGTGTTTTAACGTCCGCATCGGTAATTGGATGCGTCTGCTTAATATCAAACACGTAACGCCAGGAGAATCTCATCACGTCTTCCCCGTCTTCATTGCCATAAGTCCCCATTGGTACCAGGATCGCAATTCCCTTAGATCCCTTATTAATGGCGCGGCCTGCATCACGCCAGGCGTAGAATCCCGCACAATTGGTGGCGCGTGGATCCTGGCTTAAGATACATAAAGCATTAAACCTGGAATAAGCGCGGCCAATAGATACTGGAATCGCCAGGCCTGGATGATCTATCGCTGCAGCAGCAGCGCGTAAATCCTTAATAAATTGCTGCTTATCCTCCTTAGATCTGGCCATTAGATCGCCACCTTTATTACTGGCAAACCTTCATTAATCAAACCGTAGCAGCGGCAGTCCATAGATTCTGGATGCCCGCAGCGGATATATACGCCGCCGCGATACCAGGCCTGGTTATCATAATCGTAACCGTCTAATAGTGTATTAATGGATGATCTAGTCATTTATTTATTACCCTTCATTCTATTTTAAAGCATCGCCAGTCTAGCGATAGGGCTTATAATTGCAGCATAGGCAGCGCGTGTCAATAGGACACGCCAGTGATCTACGCCACTAGTTGCAGCGGGTTAGGGGTCCAGGATCCTGGCAGCGGATAGCCTGGATCTGGCGGGAATCCTGGCGCCTATAGGGCCTAATGATGGCGATAGGTAGTGTCTATCCAAACCCGCTTAATAACCAATTAACGCGCTTATATAGATGCAAACGCCCCTAATACGGTGGGCAATGCCTTGCAATGGACGCGCAACGCGTCCCTAATTGTGGGTAGATGCGAGCGCCTAGCGTGGGGGTAAGCACGCGATAACCGCGCTCGCTTAGGCAACGACCCGCCCCATTTTTATACGGGCGGTGGGTTATACGTACTATCCACCACAATATTTTTTCTAAATATAGTCTCACATATTAAGATAGCATCTCATATATTGAGACGGTGATAAAAATACTTTAGGCTCAAAGCCAGTATAAAATACTATCTATATACAATGTGATTAAGATCACGTAACGCAATGCGGGATAAAAGGCAAATCTCCCGCCTTAGTATATAGTAGGGGATTAAATAAACGCTAATCCCCCGTTCGGCTCACGGCAGTGTGAGCCTCAAGCGAACAATGCAGTTGAGACGAACGGATCGCTTAGGGGCTTTCAGCCCCACGCTCTCCCAATAGGAAGCAAGGCTTAAGGCCTTGCGACCCCCCAAGAAGGGGTCCACTGAAGGACCCCCTAAAGATGGGATAGTTATGTCTAAACCTAGACCAGGCGACAACAACAGATTTAAACTTGCCCCAGGTGCATCATTTTCCAGCACTGATGCCAAACAGAAGATTATTGATTTAATCAACCAAGGTCACACGGTAGAAGATTCTTGCCGCGCAGTTGGCAAATCTATAAAGTCTTATGAATATTATCGGGCTAGTGATCCAGATTTTAAAAAAGCAATTGACCTATCTCGTGAGGTAAGAAATCGTAAGGGTGTAGTTTCCCCAGAAGATGCCTCAATCACATTTGAGGACTTTAGAGCAACCTACCTTTCATCCCAGACCTTCCCCCATCAGAGGAACGTCATCAGCCTTCTTGAAGAAGGCAAGCCTGCTTGGGTTCACGAAAATATGATTTATGAACCAGGGATGCCAAACTACGTCCTAGTCAATATGCCTCCTGAACACGCTAAGTCAATGACAGTATCTATTGACTACGTCACTTATCGGATCTGCATAGATCCCAATGTTCGGATCAAACTGGTATCTAAGACTCAGTCAATGGCAAAAGAATTTTTATATGCAGTTAAGCAAAGACTTACCCATCCAAACTATATTGATCTTCAACGGCGCTATGCGCCAGTAGAGGGCTATAAGGCTACCTCTGAGAAGTGGACGCAAGACGCTATCTACCTAGAGCGTGACTCAGGAGAAAAAGATCCCACACTTCAGGCCTTAGGTATTGGTGGTCAGATTTACGGCGCACGTGCTGATCTGATTATCCTAGACGACTGTGTGACTCTGGCAAATGCTAATGAGTATGAAAAACAGATTAGATGGATCCAACAGGAAGTTTTAACCCGTGTTGGTCCTACTGGCAAGATTTTAGTTGTAGGCACCCGCGTAGATCCTATGGATCTTTACCGTGAGATGCGTAACCCAGAAAGATATCCAGATGATAAGTCACCTTGGACCTATTTGGCTATGCCAGCAGTTTTAGAATTTGATGATGAACCTAGCAAATGGAAAACTTTATGGCCTATGTCAGATCGGCCTTGGGCAAATGATTTAACACCTGCTAATGAGAATGGCTTATATCCTAGATGGGATGGAGTCAATCTTCGTAAGAGGCGCGGAGTATTAGACCCAAAGACTTGGGCAATGGTTTACCAGCAACAAGATGTTGAATCTACCGCCGTCTTTTCACCTGAGTGTGTAAGAGGATCTGTAGCAGGTATGAGATCTGTAGGACCTCTAATAGCAGGCGCTCCTGGACACCCAGAGACAGTTACATCTCAATATGTAGTTTGCTCTATGGACCCAGCAATGAGTGGAGATACATTCTCCGTAGTATTAGCAGGAGATCGTGGCACTGGCAAGCGGTACTTGCTTGATGCAAGCAGGATGCCAGCACCTACACCTGCGGCAATTAGAGAATTAATATTTGCTTGGACTGAAAGATACCAACCTAAAGTATGGGTAATTGAGAAGAACGCTTTCCAACTATTCCTTACCCAAGATGAAGAGATCAACAAGTTCTTGGCTACTAGAGGTATCAGATTAGTTCAGCACTATACAGGTGTAAACAAAATGGATGCTGAGTTTGGTGTTGCTTCTATGGCACCTTTATTTGGATCATCGGATGCAACTGGAAAACATTTAAAGAATAATCTTTTAGAATTACCTAGAACAGATAATGAACATATCAAGGCACTGATTGAGCAATTAATTACTTGGTCAGCGGGAACAAAAAATAAACAAGACGGTCCTATGGCTCTCTGGTTTGCTGAAACTCAAATGAGAAGTTACATCAACCAGTCAGGTGCTTATGGAGGGTCTTGGGTTAAGAATCCATTCCTTACACCAAATGACCTACGCAAACGTCAGGTTGTTAACTTAGAAGAATATGCGAAACTTCAAGAGAAGCACGCAGTAAACGGGGGAACGTTTTGGCACTAGACATTATAGAGATCAGTGGCAAGGTAAAGAAGTTACGTGAGAAGTACAGCACTCGTGACTCTCGCTATGCCGACTTACTCTCAATCCGTCAAGGTAACATCCAACAAGTATTTCCTAGCCAGTTCCCAGACGATTATCCAAAGCCTATGGTGGCTAACTTTATTGATGTGGCAGCACGAGATGTAGCAGAAGTAATTGCTCCACTACCTACATTCTCTTGTATGACTACTAACAGCACCTCTGATCGCGCACGCAAGCGTGCTGATATCAGAAGTATGATTGCTGCTGGATATAGAGACTCTTGTAACTTACAAACCACAATGTACACAGGTGCAGATCGCTATATCACTTTTGGTATGTTGCCATTTATTATTGAACCTGATTATGAAAATAATCGCCCAATGATTCGTATTGATTCTCCAATCGGTGCTTACCCTGAATGGGATCGCTTTGGCAAGTTACTTACATATACAAAGAGATACACCAAGAGTGTTCGTGAATTATGTAATGAGTTCCCAGAACACGAGTCATCAATTCGTGGACCTTATGAGAAACGTGAATCTGAGCGTATGCTTGAGATGTACCGTTACCAAGACAAAGATCAGACAGTTTTATATTTACCAGAACGCAACAACTTAGTATTAGCACAAGCCAAAAATGAACTTGGTGAACTAACAGTAGTTATTGCAATTCGTCCAGGAGTGGACTCAGATGAGAACCAACGCGGACAATTTGATGATGTTATGTGGGTTCAAGTAGCACGTTCTCGCTTTGCAACTTTGGCTTTAGAAGCAGCACAAAAATCTGTTCAAGCACCTTTCGCGTTACCCGCAGATGTGAACGTATTGGAAATTGGTCCAGATGCCACTATTAGATCAGCCAATCCAGAAAAAATCCGCCGCGTTGCATTAGACATACCAGCAGGAATCTTTCAAGAGAACGCAAACCTAGATCAAGAAATGCGTGTTGGTTCACGTTATCCAGAAGGTCGTCTAGGACAACAATCAGGTTCTATTGTAACTGGTCGTGGTGTGCAAGCACTTATGGGTGGTTTTGATACACAAGTTAAAACAGCACAAGCAGTACTAGCGGAAACATTCCGTCACGTAATGCGTGTATGTTTTAAGATGGATGAAGAATTATTTGGTGATGTTGAGAAAGAAGTACGCGGTGTTAACGCTGGCGCTCCTTATGAGATTACCTATAAGCCAAAAGAAGCCATTCAAGGTGACTATTGGTGTGATGTTACTTATGGCCTTATGGCAGGACTTGATCCAAACAGAGCATTAGTATTTGGATTACAGGCTCGTGGAGATAAATTAATTTCTCGTGATTTCCTACGCCGTCAAATGCCTTGGGAAATTAATGTCACTATGGAAGAAGAAAAGATTGAAATTGAACAACTAAGAGATTCGTTGATTCAAGCAGTTTCTGGTTATGCACAAGCGTTACCTGCTATGGCTGCGCAAGGGCAAGATCCTTCACAAATTCTTACTGCAATGGCAGCCGTAATTGATGGCCGTCAAAAAGGTAAATCTATTGAGGAAGTTGTACAGGAAGCATTTGCTCCTAAACCACAACCTGAAGTTTCTCCAGAAGCGCAGAGTACCGCTGGTGAGGCTGTCGCCCCAGGTCAGGCCCCTTCTGGAGAACCTAATCTTCCAGCAGGACTGCAAGCATCAGGACGTTTATCAGGAGTAGCACCTGGACAACAGGGAATGGCTCCTGGAGGTAGACCAGCACTACAAACATTACTTGCTGGACTTAATTCTTCTGGGCAGGCCAACTTAAGTGCTGGCGTTCTCAGAAGGCAACCCGTCTGATATCACGGTTGCCTAAACATAAACCCCTATAGGAGAAAACAAATGAAATCATCAATGACAACAAAGGCGCCTAAGCCTGCCAATCAAGGCGGAATGGCCGCAGCAAATGTACAACCAGCAAAGATCCAACCAAAGGCAGCAGCAAACAAGCCTAAGATTGGAACAATCGTATACAGCAAGCAACCATCAGGAACTCGTGGTTCTAATAAGGGTGCTAAGTAACCAAAATGGGAAGTGCTGAACAAAGATTAAAGGCTCTTGCAGCAACTAATCGTGCTAAAAATGTTAGTGCTGATTCTAATAGCGCACGATCTGCTGCTCACGCCCAACTTAAAGAAACTAAAGGCGTTATTACACGAGAAGATATAACCAAGGCTTCTGAAAATGTAGCAGCACAACAAAAAGTAGATCGTGAAAAAACTGCATCTCGTGCAAATTATATTGCACAAGGTCCAAACTCTAAGCCAGTAAGTACTGGTAAATCTTTTGTTCATCCTGATAATAAGGCAGCAAAAGGAAATTAATGCACGAACACGACCACAGCGAGGATGAGATCCCGCTGAGGGTAACCTACTGGGATATCCTCGCTTTGGTTGCAAGTCTATTTTTAAATTTATCTTTATCAATAACAAATTTTTTTAACGGGTTAACAAATATGTTAATTGCACAAGCAGATTTCGTGGATGAGAAATTATCATTTCACGAGTATGCAGCCCGAACCATTGAGAAATTAAGAAAAGGTGAGTGAATATGGCAGGAAAAGGTGGCTATCAAAAGCCTAATAACCCATCCACAACACCATCACTACCAGGCTCATTGAGCCAACGCACCGATGGCGGACCAGCATCAAAGCAAACAGCGCAATATATCTCAGGTATGCCAAATTGGGGAGATGGTCAGGACTTAATGGACATAAGCACTAGCGCACCTTTGGCAGCAACACCAAACGCAAAACCAATGCCAGCAGCACAAGTTCGTGATGCTGCTATGCAAGGTATGGCACAACCTACTGGCTTACTTGCACCTACACAACAACCAAGTGTTGCAGTTACAGATGGTGCTGCTCTTGGAGCAGGACGTGGTGTTGAAGCATTAAATCTACAATCACAAGATTTATCACAATATCAAACTGCAAGGGATCAAGTTCAAGCACTGGCAGCAAGCCCTATGGCTTCACCAGCACTTAAATATTTGGCTCAACGTATCAATCAGGTGTACTAACTTATGGCAGATAAAGTTATACAAGCCAACCAAGTTCTTGCAGATAATCCACAACTACAGCATACCCCTGCATTAGTTGGAGATGTTTTAAATTCACCAAACCCTGCAGTTGCAGCAACCAATATTAGTCATTTAAATAATGGCGTTGCTTTTCAACAAGCGGTTCAAGATAATATTGCTACTCACGGTAGCGAAAACATATTTCAATCTATGTTTGGTGGCGCTGCTAAAGTTGTAAGTGGTAGCCTAAAATGGATGGCAAAACCATTACAAGAAGTTCAACGCGATTATAAATTTATTCATTCAGTTTATACACGTCACGGTATTATTAATGGCTTTATGGCTACAGCAGGAATTGTTGGCGGTGGAGTTCTTGGTTCATTTTTTGGCCCAGAAGGTACTGCTGCTGGTGTAGCCGCAGCGGGCGCATTAGAACGCAAACTTGCAGGATTATTTGGAACTACATACAGAGATTCAATTCAAGATTCAGAAAACCCAGATTATAAAGTTTCATTTGGTAGAGATTTTGCAAACGCCGCAGCGTTAGTTCCTGGACTAGGTGATTTACGTAACACAGATAAAGGCTTAGGTAAAGTTGTATCTGGTGCAGGTGATATTGTATTTGACTTTACCTTAGATCCATTAGTTGTTGCCGCTAAAGCAAAAACAGCAGTTCAACAGGGAAACCTAATTAGGTCATTAAAAACTGAAGAAGGTAAACCTGTATTAACAAATAAAATTCCTTTCCGTAGTATTCAGCAAGGTATTCAAGGTTTCTTAGAGCGTAATAGTTTAAGAACATTTGGCTCAACGGAACAATTAGATTCTTTATATCAAGCAGGTAAAAACCCTACAGTATTAGATCGTGCATTTGGCGGGGCTGGAACTCGTTATATAAGAGCATTAGATGACATTACGTCTTTAATAAATAAATCAATCAAAGAAGGTGGCGGAGAATTAGCAGTAGTTCAAAGCTATCCAGGACTTCAAGGTTTAGCAAAGTATTTAAAGAAACCTGAAACTGGCGAATTAACTCGCGATGATATACATAATGTATTTTTAAATGCTCAATATGATGTAGATTTTATGAAAGCATTTTCTGTAAATGGTGCCGCTATGGTTCCAAATAGAACAGTGCTTCGTGCCGCTACTTCAAAAGTAGCAGATAAATTACGCCAATGGGATACAAATGATGAATTGTATTTACGTGGCAATCAGGCAAACTTTTTCTTGCCTCGTAAAGCAGAAAAATTAACGCTTGATGAGGCTGGTAATGTAATTAATACTGGTCAAATACAAACAGTTTTACCTGTAGTATTTAGACCTTGGTCAGGTGATGCTTGGAAGTCAGCACTTGCTAGTAAAACTAGAACATTCTCTGGTTATTTACCATACACAATTGATACTAAGACATTAGATTTATCAAACCTAAAATTTGATCCAGAAGATCCAGCATCTTTAGTATCTGTATATCGCATTATGCGATTTTCAATGTCAGATCAAATGGCTAAACAAAAGGCTACAGAATTTTTGCGTGGCAATATTGGCGAAAAAAAAGATATTTATACTGGCGCTGTACACGAAATGTTAAAGGCTGCTGGTATACCAGATGATTCAACATTTGTTACTAAAACAATGGATAAAGTAGCACAACTTGTCCACGGTCCATTAGATAAAACAGCATATGGATTTGGTGAAAAATCAGGTGAAGGTGCATCTGTAGTTCAATTAAATGGTCGTAGTACCACACAAGGTTTATTTGAAGATCAACGTGGTTTCTTTTCAATGCCAGATTTTCGTGAAGTCAAAGGTGCTATGCGTAACCTTAGTAAATACGGAAAGTTATATGGACGTATTGATAACTTTGGTGCTACATACACAGACGGTATCTTTAAACCATTAGCACTTCTTACTGGTGGATTTGGTTTACGTATTGCAGCATCTGAACTTATACCTTCAGTATTTAGATTTGGTTCATTTGAAATAGCAAAATCTAAAATTGCTGGCTCATCTCAAAAAATGAATTATAAACTTGCCAAAGGCGAAGATGATGCAATTTTGGAAAATGCTATTCACGCAGTATCTCAAGGTACCGATCCAGTTGAATATCTTGCAAAGGCTGCTGCTGCAGTTGAAGGAAAACCAATTCGCAAAACTATTGCCAAAGGTTTAGCAAAATTAGCATCTGAAGATGATTTAGATTTAGCAGCACGTATTACTATTGCAACTCGTGGTCATATGGCAACTGGTGCTACATTTACTGGATATGGCATCCCAGCAGAACAACAAGAATTTTTACGTCAATTAACTGATATTGCTTCACAGCGTCATAAGCGTCAATTCTTAGCCGCTACTGGTGAATATAGTCATTTTACAAATGTTGACGAACAATTTGATTTACATTATTTTAGCCAATTAGCAAAATCTGCAGATGGTAAAGCACGTCGTCAAATTGTTGCAGATGCTTTAACTGAATTAAAACGTGGTGCTGATGTAGATGAGGCTTGGGAAATTGCTCGTCTAAAAGATGAAGCCCGTATTCGTAAAGTAGAGTTTAATGAAACTTCACCAAATTTTATGGGCAAGCCAACCAAAGATGATCCATATGCTTCAGAACGTGCAGTTATGGCTGGATACACAAATGAAAATCCTGCTGCTTTTTCTGCTCGTCGCGTAGATACTATGCGTAATTTATTTACTGGACGTCTTGATGGTAATACAAATATTAAATTTATGGAGAAAATTGCTAGAGGCGAAAAAGTTGGCCTTGAAGAAATTAAATCTCTTGAATTGGGTTTAAAACCAAAAGGTGTAGCAGGTCAACGTTATGAAATAACAGTTGGACCAAACTTACAACAACGTATTACCAACTTTGGTTTTGAAAAAGTTATTGATCCAATTATCAATAATATGTCTCGCCAACCTTTATTTTTTAACCACGTTAAAAACGAACTTCGTAGCGTTCAATATGCTATAAACACTGGAAAGATTAGCGAAGAAGAAGGTCTGCGTATTGCTATGACCCGTGCTTCATTTGCTATGGTTCCTCAGATTCACAATACTGCAATGCGTACACAATTTGGCGTATTGGTACGTAACTATCTACCATTCTATTTTGCACAAGAGCAGGCTATGCGCCGTGCTGGTGCTTTAATCTCTACTAACCCAGCAGCCTTCCGTCAGTATCAATTAATTCAACAGGGATTAAATGATCCAGGGTTTGTTGAAGAAGATGCTAATGGACAAAAACATTTAACAGTTCCTGTAATTGGTGAATTTGGTTCTATGGTATTAAGTGGTGCCGCAGCCTTTGGATTGCCAGTAGTAGGAGGACTGCCAGTAACTGTAACTGGTAATTTAGAATCTTTAAAAACAGTACTCCCAGAGTTTAATACTCCTGGAGTATCTCCATTCGTATCAATTGCAGCAAATACAATTGGTTCATTTGACCCAACCTTAGATCGTGAAATTAAAAAGGTTGTTGGCGGAGCAGGATTTTCAAAGAGTTTATTTGACCAACTAATGCCTAACTCAGTAGCAAGAACTGTTTTCCACGCTATTGATGCAAAAGAAACTGAATCATCTTTTTATAATGCAACTATTGCCGCTTTATCAGCAGCACAATATCACGGTAAAGTACCAAGTGCTGATGCTTCACCATTAGAAAAACAAGCATTTGTTGATCGTATTAAAAATAATGCTAAATCAATTATGATTATGAAAGCATTACTAGGAACAATGAGTCCTTTAGCACCAGCAGTAAGCCAAGAAGATCCAGGCTTACGCGATGAGTTCTATAAGATGCTTAAAGAAAAGTCTCCAGTTACAGGCAAGCCTTATACTTATATAGAGGCTTTAAATACTTTCTTAGATAAACACGGCGATAGTGCTATTTCATATACTATCTCTCGTACAGAGGCTGCAATTAAAGGTTCAATGATTCCTTATACAAATAAGGCTATCAATTGGATTGAAGGAAATCAAGATTTAATTAATAGCAAGAACGCTAATGGTGCTGCTTTCTTTATCCCACAAGCAACTGATCTTGAGGGTGATGCTCAGGCTATCCACGATGAAGTTATTAAGATGCACCTTCGGGCAAATAAAACTCCTCAAGATTTCCTATCTTCTTATTATACAGCCGCTGGAAATAACTATATTGCTCAACAGAAACAAGCACACCTTGCTCAAATGGATAAGTTAAAAAAGGCTGGAGTATCTCAGGCTGCTGAGCGTTCTAACTGGAATG